GGCCGCGCTGCGGTTCGTCCAGCTCACGGAGGTCGCGCAATGACCTGGGCGCTGCTGGTCGCGCTGTGGATCGTCCTGATGCTGCTGATCCTGGCGTTCTTCCGCGGCACCCGGATGCTCGACCCGTCCCCGCCCGATGCCGACGACATCGAATGGGCGAAGCAGGCGTTCGCGGAGATCGACCGTGCAGACGCCGCGCGGAAGGCTGGGCAGCCATGAGCGCGAAGGTCATCCCATTCAGCGGCATCACCACGCTCGACATGCCGGCCGAGCACGTGCTGCGCGGGGCCATCGAACGTGATCTGGAGGGCGTGGTGGTGCTGGGGTACGACAAGGACGGCGGCGAGTACATGGCCAGCTCCTACGCCGACGGCGGGACCGTCTTGTGGCTGCTGGAGCGCTGCAAGGCACGGTTGATGGAGAGCCATGACTGCTGACGACCTCCTGATCGGCCTGCTGATACTCGTCGCCCTGGGCATGGCTGTCACGCGATGATCGACTGGTACCGCATCCTCGTCCAGCTGCACCAGCGCGGCTGGACAGCCAAGCGGATCGCTGAACACCTCGGCGTGACCGAGGCCCGCGTCCGCGGCTGGCGGCAGTACGGCCATGAGCCTCGGCATCATGACGGCGAGGCGCTGCTGTCGCTGCATCGCGCCGTCACAAATATGCGGGAAACCGCGACGCAATCTGTGGAGAATCGTGAGCCGACTCAATCATTCGAGGTCGGTCATGAAGCAGCCCAAGGGTAAGGGCAAGCGGCCGCCGAAGCGCTGCTGATGGCGGCATACGTCTATGAGCTTCTCGATGCATCCGGCGTTGTTTGCTACGTCGGCAAGGGGTCGGGTTCGCGACTCGAACGACAGATGGCGAAGTTCAAATTGAGCGGACGCATCTGGCGAGAGTTTTCAACTGACAAAGCCGCTTACGAAGCCGAGCGGAAGCGCATTGCAGAACTGAGTCCAGCCCTCAACAGGTGTGCCGGCGGGAATGGTCCGCGGCGCAAACGAGTAGAAAGGCAGCCGAAATGGCTCAGGGAGATCGAGGCTGTTGGAACGAGGGTGTATGCGGCGCGGTTGTTGCTGGCGCTCAGGGTATGCCCGGATTCCAAAGTAGAAACGATTAGAGAGATTGCCTATGGCTCGCCCGGCAGGAATGCCCAAAACAGGAGGCAGGCGGAAGGGTACGCCGAACAAGAGCAACGCCGCATTGAAGGAGATGATCTTGGGCGCGCTTGCTGACGTCGGGGGGCAGAAGTATCTGGCCGAACAGGCCCGCAAGAATCCGCAGTCGTTCATGACGCTTGTGGGTCGCGTATTGCCTATGACCGTCGCTGCCGGCGAAGGAACCGACGCCTTCGCCATCGTGATCAAAGGAACCTGACTGAATGTCCATCGAAATCGATCCCGTTGCCCTGCGCGAAGAAGTCGCACCGACCCGCGAGCACGGCATTGCGCCCCGACCGATCGTGATCGCGCTGCCGGTACCGGCGCCGGACTATCACGCCCGGATGACCAGCGAGCAGTTCCTGAAGCTGGCCGACGAGATCGCCGAGGCGGCCGCCACGCGGCGCCGGATGCTCGAGGAATTCGAGGTGCAGGCGATCGAGACGCACCCGACGAACGAGATCCCGCCGGACAAGCCGAAGCGGGGGCGCCGGAGCTGATGCGCCGCGAGGTCGTCTACGAGCCGCCCGGCCCCGTCGCACAGGCCTATCTGCGCGATCGCGCGTTCGTCAGCGGCATCCGCGGGCCGATCGGGTCGGGCAAGTCGACCGCCTCGGTGATGAAGCTCATCCGCAACTGCGAGAAGCAGCGCCGCCACACGGATGGCCGGCGCCATCGGCGCACCGCCATCATCCGCAACACGTTCCCGGAGCTGAAGACCACGACGATCAAGACCTGGCACCAGTGGATCCCGCCGACCGTCGGGAGCTGGGTTGGCCAAGGACCGCCGACGCACCGCATTGTCACAAAAGAGATCGACTGGGAGGTCATGTTCATCGCGCTGGATCAGCCGAAGGACGTGGCCAAGCTTCTGTCCCTGGAGCTCTCGGATGCCTGGGTGAACGAGGCACGGGAGGTGCCCAAGGCGATCGTCGACGGTCTCACGGGCCGCGTGGGGCGCTTCCCGCCGGTGCGTGAAGGCGGCTGCACCGACCCGCAGATCCTGATGGACACCAATGCGCCCGACGAGGACCACTGGTGGTATCGGGCCGCCGAGGAAGACACGCCGGACGAGTGGTCGTTCCATGCGCAGCCGTCCGGCCGCCGACCGGATGCCGAGAACCTGGCCAACCTTCCGGAGCGGTACTACGAGCGCGCGATGGCCGGCAAGAGCCAGGAGTGGATCAAGGTCTACGTCGACGGCGAGTATGGCTTCGTCCACGACGGCAAGGTGGTCTATCCCGAGTTCGTCGACTCGATGCATGTGCGCGAGTTCACCATCGACCGCCGCGGCGGGCTGTACCTGGGGCTGGACTTCGGGCTGACGCCGGCGGCCGTGATCGGCCAGCGCCTGGTGTCCGGCCGCTGGGTGATCGACCGCGAGGTGACCAGCGATCGGATGGGCGCCATTCGCTTCGCCGGCGAGCTCAAGCGCGTGCTGTCCGAGCACTATCCGGAGTGGCGCATCCACGGCATCACCGGTGACCCGGCCGGCAACCAGGGCCAGGCCGGCGACGAGGAAGAGCGCACGATCTTCGACATCATGGCCGCGCACGGCGTGTCGGCGGTGCCGGCGATCACAAACGACTTCAGCGTGCGCCGCGAGTCGGTGGCAAAGCTCCTGAACACGCTGGTCGACGGCACGCCGGCGTTGCTGATCCACCCGCGCTGCCGGATGCTCCGCAAGGGCATGGCCGGCAAGTACATGTTCCAGCGCCTGCAGGTGACGGGCGACGAGCGCTACCAGGACAAGCCGCTGAAGAACGAGTACAGCCACCCGTGCGAGGCCCTGCAGTACGCGGTGCTGGGCGGGGGCGAGGGCCGCGCGGTCGTGTCCAGCCGACCGGAGAAGGCGAAGAAGCTGATCTATCCGAAGCTCGGAATCGCTTGATGAGCGCCCAGTACTTCGCCCAGATTCACGCGTTGCGCCAAGTCACCGAACGGCAGGCGGCGGAGATCGCCGAATTGCGCGGCCAAGTGGCGAAGCAGACCGCCGTCATCGACAACCTGGCGCGCGAAGTGACAATGTTGCTTAGCAAGGTCGATCCAGCCGGGTTCGAAAAAATGGCGAACGACAACCTCCCACTCGGCCTGCGTCGCGCAAAGAATGGCTACAAACGCACGTGATCGGGCGATGACCGATGGCGAGATCGTCGCGATCATCGAAGACCGCGAGGCCCGGGCGGAATCGGCCACGCTTTCCGAGGACCGCGCCAAGGCGTTCGACTACTACATGGGCGAGCCCTTCGGCAACGAGATCGAGGATCGCTCGCAAATCGTCTCGCGCGATGTGTTCGAGGTCGTCGAGTGGATCAAGCCCGGGCTCATGCGGATCTTCGCCGGCGGCGATGAGGTCGTGAAGTTCGAGCCGACCGGGCCCGAAGACGTCGACCAGGCTGCCCAGGAGACGGCCTACATCAACTACCTGATGCTCGAGCGCGGCGATGCATTCACGGGCCTGTACGAATGGTTCACCGATGCGATGCTCGGCCGCAACGGCTACATGCTGTCGTACTGGGACACGCGCGTGCAGGTGTCCGAGGAGCAATACCGCGGCCTGACCGACGAAGAACTGCAGCTTCTGGCGCAGGATGACTCGATCGAGATCCTGGAGCACGAGGTCGTCCAGGACGCCGATGGCCAGTTCCACGACGTACGCATCCGAGTCACCGAAACCGAGGGCCAAGTGGCCTCCGTGTGCGTGCCGCCCGAGCGCGTGCTGGTGGATGCCCGTCACGACAAGGTGAGCCTGGCCGAAGCCGACTTCGTCGAGTACTGGGAAGACGTGACGCTGTCTGACCTGCGCCAGATGGGACTGGACGTACCCGACGACATCGCCGCCGACGAACGCTCGACCGTCGGCTCCGACATCGTCGAGACCTCTCGCTCCCGCAACAACCCCGGCCGGCTGGACGACACCCAGAACGTCAATGACCCCAGCATGCGGATCGTCCGGGCGCGCACGGTGTTCATGCGGATTGATGCCGATGGCGACGGCATCGCCGAGCTGCGGCGCTTCCTGGTCGTCGGCCGGCAGATCTTGCGCGAGGACGTCTACCAGCGGGTGACGGTGGCCGCGCTCACGCCCACGATCGTGCCGCACCGGCACGAGGGCATGTCCGTCGTCGACGCGGTGATGGACCTGCAGCTCATCAAATCGATGCTCGTGCGGGGCCAGATCGACAACCTGTGGCTGGCCAACAATGGCCGCTACGCGGTCGACGAAGACCGGGTGAACCTCGATGACCTGCTGACCAGTCGGCCGGGCGGCATCGTGCGCACGCTGGGCGACCCGGGCGGCGCCGTGCTGCCGCTGATGCATCCGGTGCTGGGCAATCAGGTGTTGCAGTTCATCGAGTACCTGGACGGCACGAAGGAAGAGCGCACCGGCGTCTCGCGGCTGAACCAGGGTATCGACGCCAACACGCTGAACAAGACGGCGGCCGGCCAGGCGGCGCTGCAGGCGGCGGCCAACCAGCGCATCGAACTGATCGCGCGCGTGTTCGCCGAGACGGGCGTGAAGGAGCACTTCCGCAACATCCACATGCTGGCGCTGCAGCATCGCGAGAAGCCGGACGTCGTGGAGCTGCTCGGGAAGTGGACGCCGGTCGACCCGCGCGAGTGGAAGACGCGGAAGAACCTGAGGGTGTCCGTGGGCCTCGGCACGGGCGATTCGGCCGGCAAGGTGCAGAACCTGCAGATGATCGCGACCGCGCAGCAAGGGGTGGCTGGCATCGGCCTGGCCGGCCCGAAGCAGATGTACAAGGCGCTCACCGACATGACGAAGGCGATGGGTTTCAAGAACGGCGCCGAGTACTGGCAGGATCCGACGAAGCCCGACAGCGCGCCGGTGCAGACGCCTCCGAACCCGGAGGCGATGGCGAAGCAGGCCGAGATGCAGCAGAAGTATCAGGACATGCAGATCCGGGCGGTGCTGGAGGCCAAGAAGATCGATACCGACGCGGTGCAGCGGGAGCAGGATCGGCAGGCCGCGCGGGAGAAGGTGTTCTTGGACGCGCAGGTGAAGGTGGCGCTGGCGCAGATGGGGCAGGACGGTCAGCGGCAGCTTGCGGGTGAGCAGCGGGCGCACGAAGCCAGCATGGCCGAGCAGCAGCGGGAAGAGGAAGACGCCGCGACGGCGGAGACCTCTGACAAGGACGCCATTCGCGATCAGGCGCTGGCATCGATCGCGCAGCAGATGAACGAGATGAGCACGGCGCTCGCCGAGCTGAGCAAGCCTCGGTCGCGCAGGGTCGTGCATCACCGGGATGAACAAGGTCGGATTATCGCCAGTGAGGCGGTGGAGTAATCATGTCCAAGGGCAACACATTCGAAAACGATCTGCTGAAGTTGATATTCAACGCGACGGCAATCGCCAACATGGCCGACAACGCTGCGTCGTCGCCGCTGACCAATCTGTATGTTTCGCTGCACACCGGCGACCCCGGCGAGGCAGGCAGTCAGACCACGAGCGAGTGCGCCTACACGTCGTATGCGCGGGTGGCCGTGGCTCGCACGTCGGGTGGCTGGACGGTCACCAACAACAGCGCGAGCCCCGTCGCTGACATCTCGTTCCCCGCGTGTACCGGCGGCACCGAGACGGCCACGCACTGGGCGGTCGGGACAGCCTCCACGTCGACCGGAAAACTCCTGTATAGCGGATCGATCTCGCCGACGATCGCGATCGCCAACGGCGTCACGCCGAAGCTCACGACCGCGTCGACCGTGACGGAGGACTGATGTCTGCCACCTGGTTGCGGAACCTCCTGATGCCCAAGCCCGCGGCGCCCTCCGACCTCAAGGCCACGTTGCTGACGGGCCGACGCCTGCTGGTCACGTGGCGTGACAATTCGGGCAACGAGACCAGGTTCAAGCTGCGCGCCGCCGTGGGCGGCTTCACGGGGCTGATGTCCGTGCCGGCCAGCTCGGTGAGCTTCATCACGCCGGAGTTGCCGCCGGGAGCGTATCGGCTCGCGATCTGCGCCACGAATGCTTCGGGCGACAGCGCGTGGTCGAACGAGGTGATCGTGGCGGTGCTGAGCGACCCGCCCGCGCCCGCTCCGACACCGCCGCCGAGCCCCCAGCCGACGCCCGTTCCGACACCGCCCGCACCCACTCCGCCGGCCCCCACCCCACCGGCACCGCCGCCCGCTGGTTCCAGCCGGCCGTACCTGATCAGTGCGGCCGAGATCGCCCGCATGCGCGCCTCGCCCAACCTGGCGGCGTTCGTGACGCTGATGCGCGAATGGTCGACCACCTGGCCCGAGTACGAGGCCACGATCGACCAGGTCGCGCTGGCCGGGTTCCTCGCCAACGACACCGCGGTCATGGACCGGGCGGTCGCCCGGATGATGGCCGGCATCAACAGCCGCCCCGACGGCATCGCCGACCACAGCACGATGCAGCACATCGAGCAGGCAATCCTCGATACCGCGTTCGTGGCCGACCTCTGTCATGCCCGCCTGACCGACGCGCAGCGTGCGGCCGTCGCGCGGTTCGTGAATGGGTCGCTCGCCTACTGGAGCCGAGAAAACGCCGCCTGGTGGCCGCTCGATGATGCACTCAACAACTATTGGCAGAACGGATTCCTGGCCTTCGCCGTCGCCGCCGTCTGCACCCGGCGCTTCAACAGCCAGGCGGCGGCTCTGGAATCCACGGCCCGCGACATGGCGAGGCGGTTCACATCCGCCGCCAGCGGTTATCCGGCCGGCATCCAGACGGAGGGCATGTACTACGGGTCGTACCTGGCCCATGCCGCCTGGGCGATGCGTCTGCTCGGGCTGTCGGGCTTCCCGCTGACCGCCCAGATCGAACTGAAGATGGCGACTGCCCGGCCGAACCGTCAGGGATTCTTCTCGGTCGGCAGCGAGGCGTCCAGCGCCGACGCGGCGTGGGACTCGATGGACTTCAACGGTCTGCAGATTCTGACCCACCTCGAGGGCGACACGCCCACCGGGCGGCAGGCGAAGGCGCTGCTCACAGACGCACAGCAGTCGAACTATTGGAGGCGCGCCGACCGGCTGTTCTTCGTGCTGTTCTTCGGGCTGGACGCGATCCAATCGGTCAGTCTGGACAGCAAGCCCGCGGGGCTGCTGGACTCGGGCAAGGCGGGGCTGATCGCCCTGCGCAGTTCCTGGCGCACCGACGGTGTCGCGGCGCTGATGTTCACCAATCACACGCCCGACACCCCTGCGCACTCGCACGCCAACCCAGACGCACCCGGCTTTCAGTGGGCCGCCGGCGGTGCCTGGGTGGTCTGCGACCCGGAGGTGTTCAATAGCTCGGGCATCATGGCCGAGGCGGGCAACAGCCTGCGCGCGGAATATTCGAACATCGTGCTGCTGCCGGGTCGGCAAGCAGGATCGGGCCCGAGGCCGACGGTCCAGTCCGCGCAAGGCGCCCGGTACACGGCGGTTCGGATCGATGCCTCGCAGTACTGGGGCATGCAGTGCATCCGCGACTACGTCTGGCTGGACGGGCTACAAGTGCTCGTGATGCGCGATCGCGCATCGGGCCGCTGGCAGGTCCACACGCCGCCCAATGCGACGGAGCCGCGCCTGCGAGTGCTGACCGGTCAGACCCCTTCGGCCGTGTCGATCTACAACGCGCGCCGGCAGCAGTTCGAGACCGGCGGACACGCGATCACGGTGCTCGACATCAATGGCCGCTGTACCGCCGCGTCGATCTGGGGTGATACGGTGTCGCTCACGGTCGCCGGTCAGCCGCTCGAGGTGCGCTTCACCGACGACCTGCCGACGGTGAGCTGATATGGGCTACGCCGCTGCCGCCGCCGGAGTCGCCGACAGCAGCTCGACGACCTGCGCGACACAGGCGCTTGCAACATCGAGCGGCGATGTCATCGCGGTTGGCGCGATGTGCATGGAGATCTACAGCAGTCAGACGATCACAGGGGTGAGCGATACCGCCGGGAACACCTACACGCGGCAGACGGCAGCCGCGATTGAGGAAAACGGGGCGCAGGCCGAGTGGTGGGTGTGCGGCAATGCGACGGGGCATGCGTCTAACGTGGCGACGGTCACGTGGTCCGCGAGCGCGCGCTACAAGTCCGCCGTGCAAGTTCGGCTGACGGCGATGAACACCTCATCGCCGGTGGCTGATGCGGACAAAGCGTCGAGCGGCACAGCTACCGTGACGACGCCGACGATGACAAGCGCGGGTGCCTGCACGGTGCTGGCGATTGCGACGTCCACGAACGATCGCTCATGGACACCCGATTCGTCGCCCGCGTTCACGGAGTTACTCGATTTGATGACGCAGTTCGGCTCGCTCTCGGGACACCTGCAGTACCGCGACAGCGCGACCGCGTGGAATGACACGGTGACGGCAGTGGCGAGCTCAAGCTCCAACTGCGTGATCTCCGCCGTGATCATCAATGCCGCCGGGGGCGCTGCGACTTCCGATGTTCCGCGCCGTCGGCGCTCGATGAACGCACTGCTCGCAATGTGAGGGAATGATGGGACGCATGTATTCCGTGGCGTTCACCGCCCAGGCTGTCACCGCCCAGGTCGATCTGTTCGAGATCCGGCCGGCCGATGACAAACCGTGCGTGGTGCACGCGGTGGTGATCGGACAATCGACCGATGCGGGCGATGCGCAGGACGAGATGCTCGGCCTGCTCATGGTGAGGGGATTCACCACGAGCGGCTCGGGGGGCGCTACGCCAACACCCACGCCGCTCAACCCGAGCGATGCGGCGGCCGGGTTCTCAGCCGAAACCTGCAACACCACGCTGGCCACCACCGGCACCACCACGAACGTGCACGCCGACGCCTTCAATGTGAGGGCGGGCTACACGTACGTTTGGACACCGGAGACCCGCCCGATTGTCGGTCAGGGCAACACGTCGCTCGTGCTACGCACCACGGGCGCGCCGGCTGACTCGCTCACGATGAGCGGCGTGATCTATATCGAGGAATTGGGCTGATCGATGGGCGTATTCCGGCGAGCCTGGCTACAGCCAGCGCGTCGGCGCGTCGTCCCGACGGCTGGCGGGACGATCGCGGAGGGCACTGGCGCCGCGACCGGTAGCGCGTCCGTCGCGGGCATCGGCGCAGCCACTGCGGAGGCGCTAGGCGCCACCAACGGGTCGGCGTCGGTCGCCGGCGTCGGCGCTTCCATTGCGGAGTCGATCGGCTCTGCAACCGGCACCACCAGCACCACCGGCATCGGCGCCAGCACCGCCGAAGCAGTCGGTAGCGCGGCCGGCTCATCGACTGCTGACGGGGTCGGGCTGGCAGCGACTGGCTCGATCGGCGCGGCAGACGGCACCTCGACGGCATCAGGTGTCGGTGCCGCGACGGCCGAGGCAGTCGGATCGTCCGCTGGCGCAGGCGCTGCGGCTGGCATAGGGGCTTCCACCGCTGAGGCGGTCGGTGCCGCGGCTGGCGTGGGCACGGCGGAGGGCGTCGGTGCGGCGGCGGGTTCTGCGGCGGGTTCTGCGGCGGGTGTAGGCGCGGCAGCGGCCGTCGGGTCGTTGATGAGTGCCGGCGAGGCGGTGGGAAGCGCCGCGGGCATTTCAGGTGCAACCGGTGACGGGGCGGCGCTGGCGGCCGGGGTGGGCTCGGCGGCCGGTTTCGGAGAGGCCATCGGCATTTCTCCGGAAGTGCAGGCGCTCATCACCGCGATTAGCGCCCCCGGCGGCCGACGCCGGCCCAGCTATTACGCAGTGATCGACGGGGTCACGGTATACGGCGATCGCGACGAGATCATGCGGCTGGTCGCCCGCCAGGCCCGCCAGGACGCGCGTGAACAGCCGCAGCCGTCGCTGAAGAAGGCTAAGGCGGTCGCGCGCAAGGCGGTGCTGAAGGCCGTGCCGCGCGCCGGCGTGACAGCGCCTTCGATGGCATCGGCGGTGACACTGCAGCCCACCGATCTGCTGCGCGACGTGCGGGCCGAGTACGTGAGCGCGTTCGCTGATGCCATGGCCGAGCTGATCCGGCGCCAGATCGACGACGACAACCAGGCGGCCATGGCGGCTGCGGAAATGCTGCTGTGAACGAGAAGGACGAACTGAAGCGCCGGGCTGAGGTGGAACGCGGGGCTCGGGCCCGACAGATTCTGGAGAACCCGCTTTTTCGTGAGGCGTGGACCGAGGTCGAGCGCAGTCTGCTCGAAAAGATCGTCGCGGTACCGGTGCCGGACAAAGGCGGGCAGGAGCATGAACTGAAGCTCATGGTGCTGGTGCTGCGCATGGTGCGCACCCGCATTGAGAAGTGGGCACAGACCGGCAGCCTCGCCGAGCGGGAGCTGTCGAACTGGGAGAAAGCCAAACAGCGCATCAAGCGCAGCATAGGAGGTCGGTAATGGCCGGCGAAGCATTCGAAGAATCGGGTCAGGGAATGAGCGACGTGGCGGCTGCCGCTGCGCTCGAGGGGCTCTTCAAGGGCAAGGTCGCCGCCGACCCGCCGGCGGCTGCCGTCATCGAAGACGAGGATCCGCCCGCAGCGGAGCTGGACGATGCGCCTGCGGGCGACGATCCGCCCACTCAGGCCGACGCTCCCGCAAAGGAGGATGAACCGGCAGCCGGCGCGTCGGCCGACGACGAGCAGGACTACGAGTTCCGTGGCAAGACCTACAAGCTCCCGAAGGCGCTGGTCGAAGGTCGCATGCGGCTGGACGACTATCGGGCCAAGACCGAGGAGTTGGCGCATCATCGGAAGGCGTTCGTGCAGCAGCGGAAGTTTGCCGAGCTGCAGCAGCACATCCAGCAGGCAGTTGCACCGGACGTCGCGAAGATCCAGAATATCGACTATCAGATCAGTCAGCTGCGGGGGAATATGCCTGCCCCCACGGCTGACCCGGTCGGATATCTCGAGCTCGACAAGCAGGTCAAGGACCTCGAGGCTGTCCGCGAATCCGTGCGACAAGCCGTCCTTGCCAAGGGCACCGAGCTGCTGAAGCAGAAGCAGGCCGCTGAGGCAGAACTTCTGCGCACCGGGCAAGAGCAACTCGCCCGTGCCATCCCGAGCTGGGAGGACCGGCAGGTCCAAGCCGCCGTCGTGCGTCATGCGCTCGACATGGGATTCACGGTAGAGGAGCTCAACGCGCGCTTCGATCCGCGGTTTCTGCACGTCCTTCACGACGCCATGCAGTTCCGCAAGTCGAAGTCTGCCAACCCGGCGGCGCTGACCCAGAAACGGGTCGCGCAAGCAGCTCCGACGGTTCGTCCGTCGGCAACGGTAAACAAGGCAGGTGCTCGCGGGCAGATCGCGCAACTCAAAGATCGCGCGACCCGCAGCGGGAGCCCCGATGACGCGGCCGCAGCGCTGACAGCGCTCTTCCGATCGACGGGGCGACGATAGGAGCTCGCTTATGGCCCAGGTCGCAGGAACGACCGACACCCTGGACATCACCGGCATCGCCGAGGATGTCGAGGACATCATCAACAACATCTCGCCCGAGGAGACGCCGGCCTTCACGGCGATGAAGAAGAAGAAGGCGCAGCACACCTACCACCAGTGGCAGACCGATGCCTTGGCGGCCGCCGCCGCCAACCGTCAGGTCGAGGGCGACGACGCCGCGTTCGCGACTGCCACCCCGACGGTGATGCTGGCCAACCGTACCCAGATCATGCGCAAGACGCTGCTGATCTCGGACACCTCCGAAGCGGTCCGGATGTACGGCCGTGACTCGGAACGAGCCCGCCTGACGGTCAAGTACGGCAAGGAGATCCGGCGCGATGCCGAGTTTCTCTGCGTGACCAACCAGGCCTCGTCGGTCGGCGGCAACGCCACGGCGCGCTCGGCGGCCGGCATCGAATCGATGATTGCCGGCAACTACGTGAAAGCGCTGGGCACGGGCAACACGACCGGCACGACCGCAGGCTTTGCCGGCGGCGACTGGTCGGCCCCGACCGACGGCACGGCCACGGGCGCGGGCGCCACGCTCACCGAGGATATGCTGAAGGCTGCTCTGGAACTGGCGTGGGCGGACGGCTCCGAGGAGATGGAGATCCACGTCAACACATACCAAAAGAAGCAGATCGCCGGCTTCTCGGGTGCGAACAAGTTCGCCGGCAACTACGTGGAGGGCAAGCGCACCAGCCAGGGCGTGCTGGTGGCCGGCGTGGACCTGTACATCTCGGACTTCGGTGAGCACAAGATCAAGCTGAACCGGTACATCCGGCAGCGCAACGTGCTGATCCTGAATCCGAACTACATGTCATGGGCGTGGCTGCGCCGGTTCAAGCCGGTGCCGCTGGCCAAGACCGGTGACGCGGAGAAGTGGATGATCATCGGCGAGGGGTGCCCGATGCTGGACGCACCGGACGCGCACGCCAAGGTCGTCGACCTCTTCTCGGCCTGATGGAGACGGGGCTGGCTTCGGCCGGCCCCGATCAGCCGATGCGGCAGTTCATGGACCACGATCCCTACACGGGGATCACCACCGAGTTCGAATGGCTCGGCCATGGCAAGTTCCACCTGCACTACTCGCAGGACGTGGAACCAATCGTCGAGCAGAACAAGGCCCTGCAGAACGACCCGGCGCACAAGCGCGGGGGCATTCGTGCGGGGTTTCAGCACGTCGCGACGATTCCGAACATCGTCATCGCGCAGTGGCGAGCCGAAGGGATCGACATCTACAACCCGAACCACACCGAGGCGATCAAGCGAAAGCTGCGCGACCCGGCGTATCGGCACCTGAGGACGACCCTTGGCGACATCTGATCGTCACCACCAGGCTGCCGCACACCTCAAGGCCGACCGCCATGATGAGGCGTTCGATCTCGCCAACGCACTGCTGAACGAGGATGCCGACGACCCCGAGGCGCTGTACTTGATGGGCTCGATTCACGCGGCGGCCGGCCGGATGGGGATGGCGCACACGTTCTTCCTGCGCGTCACGCAGTTGGCACCCCGCCGGCCGGAGGCGTGGAACAACCTCGGCATGGCGCTACAGCATCTGTGGCGGTCCAAGGAAGCGCGGGAGTGCTTCCAACGGGCGCTGAAGCTGAAGCACTGCGCCCCGTATCTGGCCAACATCGCGACCACCTACGTGGAGGCCTCGGAGCCGACCCGGGCGGTGCAGTTCGCTGAACAGGCGCTGGCGATCGACCCATCGCACACGGGCGCGGCGATCACGCAAGGGTTCGGAAAGCTCGCCCTGGGCGATTGGGCCAATGGCTGGAAGGGCTATGCTGCGGCGCTGGGCGGCCCGCACAGGAAGCAGATGGACTACGGCCTGCCGGAGTGGCAGGGCGAGCCTGGCTGTCGCGTGCTGGTCTACGGCGAACAGGGACTGGGCGATGAGGTGATGTATGCCTCGTGCCTGCCGGACCTGCTGGCGGTCTCGGAGCGGGTCGCGCTCGACTGCGACAAGCGGCTGCAGACGCTCCTGGCCCGATCCTTCCCTGACGTGGAAGTGCACGGCACCCGACACGAGCAGCTGAATACCTGGTGCGACCCGAAGGGTTGGACGCACCAGTGCCCGATCGGCCGGTTGCCGGAGATCTTCCGGCGTGACTGGCGTGACTGCCCGGGCACGCCCTACCTGACGGCCAACCCCGAGTACCGGGTGATGTACGACGCCTTGCAGGCGCTGTGGGCGGACGACCGGCCGCGGATCGGTCTGGCTTGGTCCGGAGGGCGGGCATCGACCGGTGGTCAGCGGCGCGAGATGGGCATCGAAGCCTGGCGGCCGCTGATCGAGGCGCACCCGGAGTGCACGTTCTTCTCGCTGCAGTACCGCGACGACGCGGCCGAGCAAATCAAGGCGTCGGGTCTGCCGGTGAAGCACTTCCAGGCCGCCGTGGGCCGCGGCGCGGCGGTGGATCACACCGCGGCCTATCTGTCGCACATGGACTTGGTCCTGGGGCCGCCTACCACCGTGCACCACCTGGCCGGCGCGTTGGGCGTGCGGTCGGTGACGCTGGTGCCGGCCCTGCACGGCTGGATGTTCGGCGTCTACCAGGGCGAGCAGTTCGCCTGGTTCAAGAGCTGCCGGCTCTTTCGGCAGCGCCACGGCGAGGCATGGATTGACACCGTACGGAGGTTTCGCGAGCGGGAGGCACTGAAGGACGCCGTCGTCAAGTTCAAGGAACAGTTCAAGTGCTGAAAGTCTTCATCGGTGCCGATTCCCGCCAGCCGCTGGCCTACAACGTGCTGCAGTACTCGATCGTGTCGCGGTCGAGCAAACCGGTGGCGATCACCCCGCTGATCCTCGATCAGCTCCCGATCACGCGCCGCGGGCTCACCGAGTTCACGTACAGTCGGTTCCTGGTGCCGTGGCTGTGCGACTTCAAGGGGACGGCGCTCTTCCTGGATGCCGACATGGTGGTCGACGGCGACATCGCGGAGCTGTTCGAACAAGCATCGCCGGCCGCCGGCGCGGTGCAGGTGGTGAAGGATCAGCCAGCGTTCGAGTGGCCGAGCGCGATGCTGTTCAACTGCGCGCTGTGCCGCGTCCTCACCCCCGACTACGTCGAGAACCAGGCAAACAAGTTGCTGGATCTGGCGTGGGGCGAGGTCGGCGAGTTTCCGACCGAGTGGAACCGCTGCATCCCGTATTCGCAGAGCACCGGGCCGGCCAAGCTCTACCACTTCACGCAAGGGATTCCCTGCTGGCCAGAGACGGCTGGGCACCCTGAAGACCAGGTGTGGCACGAAGCCCACCAGGCGATGAACAACACCGTCGAGTGGCGCGAGCTGATGGGTCGCTCGGTGCATGCTCAGCCAACGCTCAGACGCTTCCTGGCCAACCGATACGGCCTGACGATGGAGCCGGCCTGATGGCGGTCACCTACACCACCTACACGGGGCTGAAGGCGGCCGTGCTGTCGCGGTATCCGCGCGGCGATCTGTCGGCCGACATGGACGACTTCATTGCCGCGGCCGAGGCCGAGTTCAACCGCGTGTTGCGCCTGCCGCAGATGATGGTGACGAATCAGGCGCTGGCGGCCAACGCGCGCTTCACGAATCTGCCGAGCGGGTTCCTGGAGATGCAGCGGGTGCAATTGAACCTTGGCGGCCGCCGTGTCCGGCTGGACTTCATCGGCGAAGAATACGCGCCGAAGGTGACCGACGGATCGACCGGCACGCCGAGATTCTGGGCGGTGATCGGCGCGCAGCTGGAACTGCTACCGACGCCCGGCGCGGCAATCAGCCTGGACATCTCCTACTGGGCGGCGATCACGTCGATCATCGGCAGCGACCCGAATTTCCTGCTGACGAGCCATCCCGACGTGTACCTGTACCGGACGCTGCTTGAGGCTGCAATCGCACGCGGCGATGACAAGCGGATCGCGCGCTACACCCCGTTCTACACGAACGCGCTCACGGCCGTTCAGCGCTCCGGCAAGCGCCTGCGCTATGGCCGAGCCCCCGCAGTGAGGGCGGCATGACCGAGGTCGAGCTGATTGGGTTCGCCCCCGATGTGGAGCCGACCGTCAAGGGCGTGATGGTCGACTGCAACGGACTGATCCCGAGCGACAAGGGGTTCCGGGCACTGCCGGGGCGGCGTCGCCTCGACAATCAGTCGAACGCGAATATCTCCGTCTTCCCGGACGCGGAGATCGTGGGCGCTGGCGCTTTCAGGTACAACAACACCTTGCAGGTGTTCGCCGGCACCCGGCAGAAGATCTGGGGGCTGCGGTACTTCGGTAATACCACGGCGACCTCGGTGTACCGCAACTGGGAAGACCTCTCGCAGCCGGGCGGCTACACGGCCTACGCCCCGCCCACCTGGTGCTTCGAGGGTTTCGGTGACTACGTCGTCGCTGCTGCTGGCAATGTCATCCAAGGGCAGGCTGCGCACACGCTGCAGGTTCTGCCGATCCAGGGAACTGCCTTTGCGCCCATCGACGGCGCGCCCAGGGCCTGCATCGTCGTAGCCGTCAATCGCTTCCTGGTGGCACTCAACATCGTCGGGTACGGCTCGGGAGACGGGTGGAAGTGCTGCGCACGTGACAACCATGCCGATTGGGCATTGTCAGCTGCCACCAATTGCGCTCAAGGCCGGCTTGTCGATGTTTTGGGCGTCATAACGGCGGGGATCGCGTTCGACGATGATCTGCTGGTCTTCAAGGATCGGGCTTTCTATCTGGGTCGGTACGTCGGCGCGCCGGAGGTGTGGGCGTTCGACAAGCAGCCGTTCGGCGTCGGGTGCGTGGGCCCGAAGGCGGTGACGAAGGACGCGATCGGCAGGGTCTATTTCCTCGCTACCGACGACCTCTACGTGTTCGACGGAGCGACGTGTCGACCTCTGATGAGCGGCCGCATCAAGCAGTGGTGGCTGAACGAGGTCAACCCGGCAAGCATGAACGCCGAAACGCAGGTGGTCTATGACGCGGTGCGCGACCTGGTCTGGATCGTCTGCCGCACCACGATGCAGGGTGACACGATGCTGCCGTACCACCTGCGCACCGGACGGTGGGGCCGCGTGCAGTCGGCCACCCGAACATGGGATCTGGTGTTTCCGGTCCTCATCGACTACTCGGACGACTTCCCGTTAATGTTTTACTCCCCGGGAGACACGACGCTGGGGTTGTTCGACACCAGCCGCCGATTGCATGCGCTCGCGGGTGCCTACAGCTCAGCGACGGGCATCCCACAACCGACGTTCACAACCGGCGACTTCGGCGACATCTCGGCCGCGACCGAACTGCGCGCGGCGCGGGTGAAGTTCACCACGGCGCCGCCCGTATCGACCTGCACTCCGATGCACCGCGCAACGCTGGACGCAACGCTGACGACCGCCGCCGCGGTGGCGCGCCAGTCCGGGACGGGCCGCTATGACCTCTGGCAGATCGACCGCTGGCATCGCCTGCGGTTCGATCTGGATGGCGACTGCGAATTTTCGGGCTATGCGGTCGACGCGGACGCAGTGGATGAGCAATGAAGCTGTCCAGCGTCCGTCTGCCGAAGAACGCGATGACGCCGTTCGATCGCGACCTGCTGGTCGCGCTGACGCGGCAGCTCGAGGACATCGTGAGGCAGGTCAACACGATGAGCGACGGGCTCTTCGTGTCGATCGGCCGGGTGGCAACGGAAATGCCGACTGAGCCCGGCTCATCGGGCGATTTCGTGAAGAACTCGGGCCGCACCGTGGTGGGCTCACCAGGGGCCCGATACATCGTCGATGGCTGGGAATACACGGCCACCGACGGATGGGTGAAGCGCATTTCATTGACGGGTGATTGACCATGCCAACCGGAGCCGAATTTCAAGCCGCGATGCAGCAACTGGCGGGGCGACAGCTGACGTACCAGGAGCTGGCGCAGCTCGGGCTCACGCCGACGCTGAACGATCAGTTCGTGCAGTCGTCGTTCCAAGGGGGCGGTGTGTTGCCCAAGGTCGGCGACTACACCTACCGCGCAGGTGATGCCAATCTCGGTGACTACGGCGGCATGTATCAGCTGACGGCTGACTCGTTCGATGGGCGGGCAGGTACACCCCTGAGCGACCTTGGCGCCAACGGCGAGTATGGTGCTTACAGCTTCGGGCTGACCTACGATCCTACGAGCGGCCAATACACGCTGGGCGATCCGACGTTCAACCAGTCGGAGAATGCCGGCAACAGCACGCTGCTGGACAGGTTCGGCAGCAACCTCGATTGGATCGGCCCGCTGATCGTCGCGGCCGCTGCGCCCTACGCGGCGCCGGCGATGTATGAGGCGGGGCTGGGTATGGGCGCCTCGGGCATGGGAGCGGCCAGCACCGGTGCAGCCGGTGCGGGGGCGGCCGGTGCGGGAATGGCCAGCGGCGGAGCCAATGCGTTCGGCGAATCGGGCACGCTGCTGTCGAATGAGACCGGCGCAGTCGGTGCAAGCACTGGGGGCGTGGGCGCGGGTACTGCTGCCGGTGCCACAGGGGCTGGCACGACGGCCGGCACCACCGCAGCCGGTACGGCGGGTACCGCCAGCACGCTGTCGCAACTGCTCGCCTCGCCGGCCGCGGCACCGCTGGCCGGTGCTGCCGTCGGCGCGCTGGCCGGCAGCCAGGACAGCACGACCACCAACAGCACGCAGGTGGACCCAGCGCTGGCCGCCTACATGCAACAGTACCGCGACCTCGCCGCACAGACGGCGGCCATTCCGTTCGAGTCCTATACCGGTCAGCGCGTGGCCGGGTTGACCGGTACACAGCAGGCCGCCGGCGGCGCGCTGCAGGGACAGGTCGACAATATCCCGGCGCTGCGCGCGCAGATCGGCGGGCTGGTCGGTGCCGGCACGACGAACCTGTCGGCCGCTCAGAACGCCGAGATGGATCAGATCCGCTCGATGCTGAGCGGCCTGACCGCGCCGCGCAGCGCGACCGCGAATCCCTACGCGGACATGAGCAACCCGTACCTGCAGGGCGCAATCGCAGCGTCCAACCGCGGACTGGCCGACAGCTACAACACGCTGGTGGCACCGAAGTACAGCCAGGGCTCGTCGTTCGGCAACAGCGGACTGGCCGAGTACGAAGCGCTGGATCGCGCGAATCTCGCTCGCCAGATGAGCGACAACTCGAACACGCTGAGCTACCAGGGGTACAACCTGGGCGCCCAGCTCGCGGAGAGCGGGGCCACGCGCCAGGATGCGATCAACAACCTGCTGTCGCAGCTCGGCCTGCAGGGCGCGCAGGTGCTCGGCCAACTCGGCGAATCGCAGGCAGGCCGCACCGATCAGATGGCCGCCGGCAATGCCACGCGGTCGCTGCAGGGCGCGCAGATCCTGGGCAACAGCGAGCAGCAGTACGCCTCGCTCATCAACAACCTGCTGAACTATGGCGACCAGGAGCAACTGACCAATCAGGCGGGGCTCGATGCGCAGTACGAAGAGTTCATGCGCCGCATCGGCTATCCGGCGCAGCAGCTGGGGATCTACGGCCAGGGACTGGCAGCCAATCCCGGCGGCACGTCAACCAGCACCACGCCCGGGAACATGTGGACGGGCGCGGCCGGCGGTGCGCTGCTGGGGGCGCAGGTGCAGCGGCTGACGAACCAACCGGCAGGGTCGACGCAGCAGCAGGTGATCAGCTCGCCGACCTACCAGTCACCCGACTACGCGAACCTCTTCAACACCCAGAACAGCCGATCCCTATTCGGCACGACGGTGGGAGGCTGACATGCCGGGCATCATGGATTACCTGCAGGGGGCGCCGCTCTCCACTGACCCCGACAAGGCGAGCGCAGCCGACGGTGCGCTGTGGTCGCTGGCCGCCGGCCTTATCGGCGGGCGCGGTGCTGCGGGTCCGATCATCGGTAATGCCGTCCAGGGCGCCATGGGCACGTACCAAGGGCTGCTGGGCGATGCGCTCAAGCGCCAGTACGTCCAATCGCAGATCGCCGAGAACGCCAGCCAGGCCGAGGCGCGCAAGCAGCAGATCGCGCAGGCGCAGCGGCAGGCGGACATGCAGACGCAGTTCCTGCGGATGCTGGGCGTGCCGGATGGGCCCGGCGGTGCTGCCGGCGGGCCGCAGCCGCTCGGCCCTGCCGTGGGCGCTCCGAACCCGCAACCGCTCGGCCCGGCGGCAGGCGGCGGCCCGCGCTTCCCGGGCGTGCCGAATGAGGCAGCGGCCGCAGATGTCGTGTTCAACAAGGGCCAGGGGCTGGGCGGCCTGATCGCCAAGGGTGCAGAGCCAAAAATCTCATGGCAGTCCGGCGTGCCGATCGACGAGCGCACCGGCCGAGTGGCCGAGGGTTTTTCGCCCGTCCCGCAGGTCGAGCGCAACGGCATGGGCTATCAGCTCGTGCCGGACGGCCGCGGCGGATTCTCGGTCGTCGCGCCGCCAGGTGCCGCCGAGACCTTCGGCAAGTACAAGGACATCGAGAATCGCAGCCAGGCCGGCATGGAAACGCAGGAGATCACCCTGCCCGACGGCCGCACGGTGCGCATGACCAAGGCGCAGATCGCCGATCTGGCGCGGCGGGGCGGCGGCATGCCCCCTGGGGCTGGCCAGAACGCGCCAGGATCGAAGAGCGTGCCCTCGGTGGCATCCGCCCCCATGCAGCCGATGCCGCCCGAGCTGGACGCCCAATTCCGGGCCGCGATGCTGGACGCCGGCAGCACCGATCCGAACACGCGGCTGAAGGGCATCTCAGCGGCGAACAACATCGCTGCGCGGGCGCGCTCGATGGGGTACTCGCTGCCGGGGGACACCGCGCCGCCGCCGCAGGTGCCGCGCGATCAGCAGACGCCGCGCGGGCCGGCGATGCCCGGGGTCGAGGTGCAATCGCCGGCCGCCGCAGCGGGAGCCAAGACGCTGGCCGAGGGTCAGGCCGGCCGCATCGTGGAGCGCGAGAAGTCGATCGCCAATACCGGCGTTGCGGCGGCCAACAGCTTGGCTCAGTTGAGCCGGGCCGAGCAGTTGTTCGCCGGCCTGGACGGCGGTCAGCTGACGCCGCTGGCCGCCAGCGTGGCGTCGATGGCCGCCTCGCTCGGCGTGAAGATCGATCCGAAGTGGAGCGCGGCCGAGGCGGCCTCGGCGCTGGCCGAGAAGATGGCCAACCAGATGAAGCCGAGCGATAGCGGCGCGGTGTCGGATGCCGACCTCGCGTCGTTCCAGCGCCAGGTGCCGACGCTGTCGAAGACGCCCGAGGGCCGGCGGCGGATCTTCGCGACGATGCGGGCCTTCGCCGAACGTGAGGCGCGCGTGGCGCAAATGGCGCGCGACTACCGCGGGCTGAAAGGGTCGCTCGACGACGAGTTCGACACCCGGCTGCAGCAGTGGATGCAGCGCAACCCACTGCAGTTCTGACCATGGCGACGATCGACGACATCTTCGCGGACCTGCCAGGCGCGCGGCAGACCCCCTCGGCGCCGCGCAGCGTGGAGGACATCTTCACCGACTCGCGCGAACTGCGCCATGGTGAGGGCCGACGCAACGCCCAGGGTGTGCTGGAGATCGGCGTGGGCGGCACGGCCGAGCAACCGCCTGCACCGGCTCCTGTGCCGCAGGCGGCCGGCGCCGCGCAGCACCGCTTCGGCCTGCCGACCTGGGACACGCTGAAGCGCCAGACCGGACTGTCGCTGCGCGCCCCCGTGCAGGCCGGCGCAGAGCTGGCCAGCCTGATCGGCGATCCGCTGGCAGCCGGCTACAACCTCCTGACGGGCCGCGGCGTCGAGCTGCCCAGCCGCCAGTACGAGCGCGGACTGAACAACGTGTTCCCGACGCCCGAGACGCCCACCGAGCAGTTCGCCAACAAGGTGGCAACGGCCGGATGGGGAGCCATGGGGACGATGGGGCTGGCCGGTGCGGCGCAGCCCACGACCGCCGTCGGCCGCGGTGTGCAGCAGGTGCTGACCACGAATCCGCTCGGCCAGGTGGTGGGCGCCGGATCGGGCGCCGGCGCCGGTGAGCTGGCGCGTCAGGCGGGGTATCCGTGGTGGGCGCAGCTCGCCGCCAATCTGGTGGCCGCGCCGCTCGGTGGCGCGGCGGCCAACCGTACTGCCGACTGGGTGCAGGAGACGGCGAACATCCGGGATGCCGTCAGCCGCGCCGGCCCGACGGCCACCAAGAACACGATCCTGGACGATGGCGCTCGCCGCCTCGTGCAGCAGGTCGGGGCGAACTGGGACGATCTCTCCGAATCGGTGCGGCGCGGCCTGCGCGAGCAGGTCGAGCAGTCGATCCGCACTCAGACGCCGATCGACCCGGTCCGGGCGCAGCGGCTCATCGCGTTTCAGCAGCTCGGCACGCAGCCGACCAACGCGATGCTCACCCGCAACCCGCAGGACTGGGCACAGGAGGATCGGCTGCGCGGATTGCCCGGCGGCGTGGGCGAGCCGCTGAACCAAGCGCACGAGAACGCCGGCACCGCCGTACGGCAGGTGCTGACGGAGCGCGGCCAGCCGGGCGACACCGCCACCGGGCGAGCGATCACCGGCGGCCTGAATGACGTCCGCAGCGACCTGCAGCGGCGGCGCACGGCGGCCTACAACGCGGCCATGAGCGCGCCCGAAGCGACTGAGGGCATCCCGATCGACAACCTGCGCACGTTCCTCAATACCCGCCAGACGCGCATCGGCACGCAGCCGCAGTACAAGACGATCCTCGACGAGCTGGACCGGCTGGCCGCCGGCATGCCGAAGATCACCCAGGCGAACTACGAGGAGTTGCGCAAGCTGAACAACGCGCTGCGCAACCCCGCCGATCCGTCCTCACTCGACGCCACCGATCAGATCCGCACGGCGATCGACAGCGCCTTCTACGCCAGCGGCAAGTCGCCGGTGTTCGCGGAGGCGCGATTCGCGCACGGCAATTACGCCTCGACGTTCAAAGACCAACAGATGGTCGGAAAGCTCGTCGACATGGCGACGTCGGTGGATCGCAAAGTGCCGTTCTCGGACGTGTTCGACACGCTGGTGCGCGCCGATCCGGCGGCGATCAAGCAGGTGAAGAACACGCTCATCACCAACGGCCAGGGCGCACGCTGGGAGCTGATGAAGGCGCGGACCATGGAGGAACTGGCGTCGACGCTCAACCTGGCCGGCAGCACCGAGAACCGCGGCGCGACGTTCCTGCGCAAGATGGACAACCTGGCCGAGCAGTTGCCGGTGATCTTCGAGCCGCAGGAGCTGGCGCGCCTGCAGACCGCTCGCTCGGTTGTCGAGAACGCCATGACCGCACCGCGCGGCACGATGAAGTTCTCCAACCCGTCGGGCACAGCTGCGCAGTTGATCGGGCATGCGTCGGACATTCTGCGCGCGGGTGGGCCGACAGCGAATCGCCTGCTGGCCGGCTTTCCTGGCGCGGTGCGTCGAGGCGTGGAGTCCATCCAGAGCCGCGGCGCGGTCGAAGATGCGCTGCGCCCGTCGATTCTCAGCGGTCTTCCCGCTCAACCAACGACCACTCCGTGGCTGACGCCGCAGCTGCTCTCGCTCGTCTACGGCGGCGGTCTTCGCGCACCCGCAGAAGACCCTGAACGAGGCCGACCGTGATGGGGTTCACCAGAAGCAGATACCACAGCCCCCACCAGCTGAAACCGTCCTGTTCCATCCCGGAAATCTAGCATTGTCTGCCGAAAGCGATGACCTCCTGACGAAGTGCGACCAGTTCCTGTCGGAGTCGCCGCGTCGACTGCTTTCGACGCCGCAGCCGTTGTCCGCCGTCATTGCCTCGCTGCGAGCGTTCATCGCTGCGCAGTTCGGAGGAACCGGCAACTCCGGAGGGGACGAAGGCGGTCAAACCCCTTCGCCGCCGCCGCCGACTCCGTCCTGGGATGTCAATTCGCTGTCGCAGATCCAGGCCGCTGCAGCCGGCGTCGCGGCGCCCAACAAGCGCCTGGCGGCGTGGCAGCAGTGGTCGGACATCCTCGGCGGCAACTGGCATGTCGCTCTGGAGCAGGACGGCACGATCAAGTTCGATGCGCAGTACACGAGCGCGTTCACCGCTGGCACGACGCTGAACTTCCCCGCCACGCCGAACACGGTGAACACGAACACCGCGACGGATGTCGACACCGGCACGTGGCTCTTCCGGATGCACAAGCACGGCGATCGCAACGTGAGGTTGCTCGCTACCGCGGGCCCGGTGGGCAGCGACAAGCAGGTGATCATCGGCCAGGACCTGGACGGCACATTGTCGCTCGACCTGTCGCAGCTTGCGTTCACCATCACCGCGGCCATCGACAACGTTCCGGGTGGTGGTGGTGGAGCGCCGGTCACGCTGTCGCTGACCGATCCGCGCATCAAGCGCTGGGTCAGGGCCGACAAGGCGTGGAACAGCAGCATCGCCAATACGATCCACGACTTCCGTGTGCAGATCGACGAGCAGTACACGGCCAGCAACACGGCGAGCACGCCCGGGCAGACACAGGGCGGGCACACGGTGCAGCGCACCGATGACCGCGTCACGTGGAACGGCATCGCCCTGCTGCGCCGCTGGCCGACTGAACCGAGTGCCGGAACCATCTTCTCGGGTTCGACACAGGAGTCGGGTGGCGGCTGCTTCGAGATGCGCACGGTCCCGCAGGTCTACTGGACGGGTGACGGCGCAAGCTCAGGCTTGCACCGATCGACGATCTCATCATTCGGGCATGACGTGGCCTACGGCGAGGACGCGTGGATCGGCACGTCGTTGGAGATGGCCGGCGACATCATCGCGGCAACGGGGATCGGGTTCCTCGACATGCTGAACCTGCACTACGCGAACGGCAGCCCCGGGAACCAACAACCGTTCGACACGTACTACCTGACCGGCACCGACAAGCTCGAGATGGGTGTCACCTACGCCCCGGACAGCGTGCCCAACAAAGGCGGGCAGACGAACGTGGGGGGTGTGGGCCAGACGCCGACGCTGGCGGCCAGCCATCGGTACTACTTCGCCGTGCGAGTCACCGTCAGCAACAAGCAGAACACCGGCCGGTTGCAGGCGTGGATCCGCGATGGGCGTACCGGGACGAAGACCAAGTTCGTCGACTACAGCGGCCCGATCGGCTGGCCCGGGGGCGACGGCACGTTCAACCCGAAGGTCACGATCTACGTCGAATACAACGGCACGTTGTCGTGCATCACCGACGGGCTGCTGGTGACCACAACGGCAGCCGCGAGCGGACTGCCCACCATCAATGAGGACGTCATCATGGATTCGGTGGCTTACGCATGAGTGCACTCCAAGGAACCCCTGGCAAGAACAGCCGCACAGCCGCCGATTCCTCCGCCCAATTCGCTGGCTGGGACTACTGGAGCGGCGGTGAGCTGGGCATCAACGAGGTCGCGCTCGTGGTCGGAACATGGCACGACGGCGCCGCATCGCCGTTGAGCTTCCTCGTCGACGACGTGGCGTTTACGCACGTGGCGACGGTCAAGCACTCGACCGAGGAACTGTACGTCACCGCCGGCTGGTTGCAGAACAACACCGGGGCGGCGCTCTCCGAACGCGCGGTAGGGCTGTCGACCGGTGTGGATCGCGGCCACATCTCGATCATCGTCGCGCGCTTTTCGGGGATGAAGACCGACGGCGTACCGTATGTCACATACACGAGCGGGGAGTCCACCAGCGATGACGACATCGCGGCATCGGCGATCAATCCGGGCGACGACGGGTCGATCATGCTCGTCACCGCGTCGGTGGACATCGAGACATGGTCGGCCGGCGCATCGGCGATGTCGATCGCGCAGCAGGAGAACTATCTCGCGCTGCATCACAAGAACGTCACGGGCTCGCTGACGCCCGACGCAAAAGGCGACAGCACGAGCAAGAAGGTCGCGCTGGCGCTCGCATTCCTCGATACGGGATCTGGATCGGGCGGCGGTATTGCGGTCAGCGGCGGCGGTCAGATGCTGGGGATCTGAGATGGATGACGAACTGACCGAGCGCGAGCTGCTGATCGCCAAGCGCGCCGCCCGCATCGCGGTCGAAGAGCTGGGCAACGAGTTCTACCGACAGGTCGGCCGCACGGTCGTTGTCCGCGTGCTGACCTGGATCGGCATGCTGGCCGTAGCCGGCATCACCTACGCCATCGGCCGCGGCTGGATCGTCCCGAAATGAAGCTCTCGCCGGCCGGAGTCGAGGCGCTCAAGCAGTACGAGGGCCTGTCGCTCACCGCGTACCGCGACAGCGGCGGCGTCTGGACGATCGGCTACGGATCCACGCGCGATGTGCGCGAGGGCATGCGCATCAGCCAGGCCGAGGCCGATCAGCGGTTCCTCGCCGACACCGAGTGGGCGCAGGCCGCGGTACGCACCGATGTCGTCGTGCCTATCACACAGCCGCAGTTCGACGCCTTGGTATCGCTAGCCTACAACATAGGCGCCGGCGCGTTCGCGAAGTCAACGCTCGTTCGCCTGCTGAACGCAGGTGACTACCGCGGCGCGGCCGAGCAGTTTCTGGCCTGGAACAAGGTCCGGGGCGAGGTCGTGACGGGTCTCGCCGTGCGCCGCGCCAAGGAGCGCGCGATGTTCATGGAGCCCGCGCCCATCGCCGAATCGCAGCCCGTGGAGAAACCCGTGTCCGACACGATTCAGAACGTTGCAACCGTCGCCGGCATCGCTACCGGCAATCCGTGGCTCGGCCCGGCGCTGAGCGTGCTGCGCAGCCTGTGGCCCGAGCTCGCGGGGCTCTTCGCGGGGCCCGGATCGTCCGAGGTTGCCCGGCGCAACGCGAAGGCCGCTGAGGCGGTCATGGGGGCCGTGATGCAGGCGACCGGCACCGACAGCCCGCCCGATGCGGTGAAGGCGATCCAGGCCGACCCGGTGATGGCGCAGCAGGCCCGCGCCGCAGCGGCTGACGCGCTGGACGCCTTCGGCCTGGTCGAAGCCGGGGCAGGCGGCATCGAAGGGGCGAGAAAGTTCGCCGCCGCCGCGGACATGCCGCCGTTCTGGCGCACCGGCGCATTCGCGATGACGGTGATGATCATGCCCCTGATCTACTGGGTGGTCTACGTGGTCACCCGGGACGGCTCGCCCTTCGGGGCCGACATCCGGGCGGCGGTGGTGACGGCGATCGTGACGGGCGCCCTCGGCTCGTTCCTCGGGTACTGGGTCGGCCAGACGTTCAAGCGGCAGCAGTCGCCGGGGCAGTAGAGTGGGGATCGGCGACGAACTGATGGCGGCCGGCCGTGCGCAGGCTATCCATGCCCGCACCGGCCTCACCGTCCGCATCGTCGACCACGCGCGGCGGCCGCGCTGGCACGAGATCTGGACCGGAAACCCGTACATCGCGACCGATGGCCAATACGTCCTGCGGGACTGCCCGGGCTTCAGGCCCTACATCCAGCGGTTCGACGGTCGCCGGTTTCACTGGCGCCGCTGGCGGCCGTCGCCGGCCACCGTGGTGCTGACGCCGGAGGAAGAAGCGTTCGGTCGTGCCCACGCCGGCCTGCTGCTGTTCGAGGACGGGCTGAAGCCCGATGCGCCGCCGAACAAGCAGTATTCCCGTTGGGGCGAACTGCTGCCGCTGCTGCCCGGCGCCGTGCGGCTGCGTGACCTGGGCGTGGGCATCCGGATGGCCGCGGCGGTGATGAAGCACGCGCGAGCGTACGTCGGCCACGAGGGCGCCCTGCATCATCTGGCGGCCGCCTTCCGGGTGCCGGCCGTGGTCATCATGGGGGGCTACGTGGGGCCGGAGCAGACCGGCTATGAACTGGCGAACCATCGGTATCTGCACGATGGGGTTGCGTGCGGCACCCGGGCTGAGTGCCCGCACTGTGCGGCGGCCATGCAGGCGATCACGCCGGCGATGGTGCGGGCGGCGCTGGAGGAAGTGGCCCCGAATGCGTCGGGCAGCGGTAAGATACTGGACGGGCGAACAGGTGTTACCAGCACCAGTCCGCCCTGACCACAACCCAACGTTGGAGGACGTTCGGCCATGGCTGCCGCGCATTCTACTTATCCCGACCTCGATCCTCGAAAGCTGAGCGGCTTCGAACCTTGCCCGACCACGGGCTGCCACCTATGGACGGGTGCGCAGAACGTCTTCGGGTACGGCATTGTCTACGACAGAAATCGGCGCAACATCGGCACGCACCGCGCGGCGTGGTTCTTTGCGCACGGCCCGATCCCGGGCGGCCTATACGTGCTGCATCGTTGCGACAACCCGTTCTGCATCAACCCTGCGCACCTTTTTCTCGGGACGCACGCAGACAATCATCGCGACATGTGGCGCAAGGGCAGGGGAAAGACGCCGGCCCCGAGGTTCGGCGATCAGCACCATTGCGGCAAGCGCACCCATTGCCCGCAGGGCCACCCATACTCCGACGAGAACACATACAGAGGCCAGTCCTATGGGCGCTTGTGCAAGATCTGTTCGCAGGTCCATTCGAAACTGAGCAAGCAGCGGGCTCGCGCAAGGAAGAAGGAGTCGATTCGTGAAGTGTATTAACGGAGTGTTCGTTCCGGACTACGAGCAGGAAATGGTCCGGTTCCTCGAGCACCGTCCTTCGATGCTCGACGGCCGCGGCTCCTACCAGCGCTCGAAGTGGGAGCGCGCCATCGGCTTGTGCCGCGATCGGCGCATGGCCATCGACGTCGGTGCGCACGTGGGGCTGTGGTCGATCCCGCTGGCCAAGGCGTTCGGCTCGGTCATGGCGTTCGAGCCCCATCCGGACCACCGCGCCTGCTACGAACGGAACCTCGCCGGCGTGGAGAACGTCTTCCTGTACCCATTCGCCGTCGGCGACCGCGAGGGGCGGGTGTGGCTGTCGGCGGAGACCGAATCCAGCGGCGGCACACACATCGTGGCCGGCGGCGACGGCCCGGCCGCGGACTTGGTGACCATCGACTCGATGGTGCCGGACGATGCACCGGTCGACTTGGTGAAGATCGACTGCGAGGGATTCGAGCTGCCGGTGCTGCGCGGCGCACGCGAGACGCTACTGCGCTGCCGGCCGGTTGTGGTGGTCGAGCAGAAGCCGCAGCACGCCGATCGGTACGGGTTCGAGCCGCTGGCGGCGTGTCGGTATCTGGAAGCCCTGGGTGCCAGGCTGCAGGGCGAGCTGGTCGGTGACTTCTACTTCAAGTGGTGAGCCATGGGATGGGTCGAAGATGCTTTGAGCCAGCGCTCAGTGATGGATCCGGATCAGCGCAGCCCCATTCAGGAGTGGCTACGCGGCTTGGCTCACAGCGGGTTGAGTACCGGCGCCGGCCTCGCGGACATGGCCTCCATGGCCATCCCGGGCCGGCCGATCGGCGCGTCGCTGCTGGCGGAGCGGCTGGACCGGTTCATGGGCGATCCGAATGCGCCCGGAGCGCCGGCGGCCTACAGCGGCGGCGGGCTGCTGGGCGATGTGGCGCAGATGGTGACGCCGCTGAGCGGTTTGCTCGGCGGAGCATCGAAAGCTCGCGTTGGCATTCCGAATCAGATTGGCGCTGTCGGAGGTGGAATCAGCGATGCCGAACGCGCGCGCCGGATTGCGCAGCAGGGGTATGAAGCCGGGTGGTGGCGCGGTGGCCGGTCCATCGCAGACGGGCCGTACTACACGCCGGACCGAACAGCAGCGGAGGCTTTCGCGACGCGTCACGGCCCGGGAGCCGATGTTCGAGAGTACGCTCTGCGCTCGACGAATCCGTTCCGCTTCTCCGACGAATTCGATCAGCAGCAACTGCAGAAGCTGGCCGACGTGTTGCTGAAGGACTATGGCAACAAGATGGCGGCCAAGGAACTGCCATCGATGGCCAGCGACTTTCGGTCGGGGAAGATGCCGGGACCGGCGCTGTATCAGGTACTGGATGTCCAGACCGGCGGCAATGCGCAGGACGCGTTGCGCCGGGCTGGGTTTGACATGATCGACGCCGGGCAAGAGCGCGTGATGCTGAACATGGGCGGTGTGCGCGATGCAAACCGCGCGCAGTTCGACCCTCGGAAGATCGGTGTTCGCGATCCGCTGGCCGGGATCCTCGGCCTCGGAACCTACGGGCTCTTGCGCGGCGAAAACGACGGCTCGGTCAGGTAGGCCACCAACTCGAAGCCCTGCTTGATGTAGCCGGCATCGTAGCCGCTGGCGATCGCCTGCCGCACCCGGTTGCGTGCCTCATCCTCCGTCTGGTAGATGCCGACAAAGTCCGTCACTTCGTCGGGCTTCTTGCCGACCTTCGCGTAGGCTTGGTACATCATCGTGCGGCCTCCTTGGTTTATGCCATAGGCGTCAGCGCTTGCCGCGCCCGCGCCACGGTCGTCTGGCCGGTCAGCAGCAGGTAGAGCTGCAGCATCGCCGGCGGCATCGATCGCGTGCCGAGCTCCCATTGCTGCCACGTGCGAGAGCCGACCCCGATCGTAGCGGCAGCGGAGCGCTGGCTGTGCTTGGCGGCGCCCCGGGCAGCCCGGATATCGGCCGGTGGCGGGGATGGCGGAGCATGGAAGGTGATTTTCCGGTCCGGCGGCCGCTTGTATGTGCCAGGAGGGCTGGGCGGCCGCCCGGGCTTGCGAGGCTCCGTCGCCACTATCTCCGCGCCGTGCCGGCGCCGTCGGAAATAGTACGTCGGCTGCGACACGCCCCACTTCGCGCAATAGTCGCGCCAGCCCAGGGCAGAAAGGTCAGCGAGCATTTCCTGGGTGAGCGGTGGCGGGGAGGTCATGCAGATCCAGGCTGATGCGAGAAGCCGCCCCCGAGCCGATCCTCGGCCTCAGCTTCGGCAATCAGGTCGTCGGCGACGGGGTCAGGCTCACCCCCTGCCGCACGGTGCGCCCGATACCAGGCGGTCATCACGGACGCAGCATCGTCGTCAGTCTGCAGCGCGATGCCGTTGGCCTGGCAGATGCGCTCCAGTGGCGCGGTATCGAAATCCACGTCACCGGAAGCGCTGCGGGTCAGGCGGAGATCGCTGAAGTCGACCCCATCGGGGATCGTCAGGCGCATCACGGCCGGCTGGCTTCTAGCTCGGCGTTGCGAGCGACGCCTGCGGCAGCCATTTCGCACAGCGCCAGCCATTCACCCTCGGGGATCTGCTCGGTGTCGGTGTAGTCGCCGACCAGCAGGAAGTCGATCATGGCGATCGACTCTTCGCGGGTGGCTTCAGTGCCCATCCGCTCGGCAACCGCTGCGATGTCCATGAAGCGCTCGATTTTCATCTCATCTCTCCTGCCCCTGAACCCGAGGGCGCGGTGCGATCGTCGATCGCATGAGTATAATTATGCCCTCATTGAGTGTTAGAGTCAAGCGGAATTTCGCACGGTTTCGTCATCCGGCAGCCGTTCCGCCACTCGGCCGGATGGTCTAGGCCGGCCGGCGAAGGGCCGGGATCGATCCACGCGCCGGCCAGGTCCAACTCGCGCCAGGGGATGCCGCGGGCGCAGCCGTCGATGAGCGAGGTAGAGGCGCGGACGCGGACGGGCTGGGTCGACATCACGCAGCCTCCAGCGGCAGGCCGCCCAGCTCGAGCGCGGCCGCACAGGCCTGGTTGAGTCTCCGGATCTCTCAGCACCCGGAAGAAGTTGACGATGTCGCCATCCAGGTCGTTGTAGACCTCGGCGTACGCACGTGGCTTGCGCACCAGCACACCGGCAGCGCCACCGTACGGCTCGACATAGCAGTCGTGCGGGGGGAAGTACTGCAGCAGCCAGGATGCGAGCCGGAATTTCGCGCCGTGGTAGCGGATCGCTGGCGATCGCACGCGCGCATCGCCGGTGATGATGCGGGCGTCGGTCATGCCAGTTCGCCCTCCGCAAGCTGGCAGAAAATGGCGGCGGGCTCGCCGCTCCGCCGGGGTCACGGGAACAGCTCCCCGATCGCGAGCCGCTGCCGGCGCGTGCGGCGTGCCGTGGCGGCGTGGTGCTGCGCGTCGTAGGTGACGTGGCAGCGCTGGCACCATGCGGCCAGGTTGTCCGGGTCGCAGTTCTCGGGCTGATGATCGAGGTGAGCGATCGTCAGCACGATGCGGATGATCTTCAGCGGCTCGGTGGCAGGCGCTTCGCACCACGCCCAAGATCCCGGAACCGGCCATTCCAGGCGCAGGCGCCGCTCTCCCAGCGGCAGCGCCGGCAAAAACTCGCCGTCGCGCGTGCGCCCGCCCAGCGCGTGGTTGGCTACCCCGCAGCGCTCGCACCGGTTGTCGGCGCGGCGCAGGATCCTCGCGCGGATCTCCGGCCAGTCCGGCGGGTAGCGGAGGCGGTTCTCCGGGCGGATCGGCATCACCGCCTCCGGAACCCCGGCTCATGCGCGGGAGGCGCCGGCAGCGGCATCCAGTGCGTTGGGTGTGTCTCATAGCCGCCTTCGCCGTACCACATCCCCCGACCCTTGTTCATCAGTGGCTCCCACCACACCACGCAGACGCACGATTCCAGATTCGATGCGTCGGGCTCAGGGCAATAGCCGAGCAGGTAGACACCCTCGATCTGGCCATCGCCGACATGCCGCGATTTCGGTGCCGTCTCGATCGGCCGCCAGGCTGCATGCTCTGCGGCGGGGATCGATTCGGCGCGATAAAGCGGATAGGCATCGCGCCGGCCCTTCGCCTCATCTGGCGGCACCAGTCGAGAGCCGTTCGGGGTCAGGATCGCCCAGCAATCCGGCTCTGCGGTTGGCCAGGCCGCATCCACCGCCTGATACGCCTCGCGCGCCAAGCGCACCGCCCGGTACGCTCGGTCATTCGATTCGAACGCGATCTCGAGCGTCCGATCGAAGACGCGGCAATCGCGGTCGACCAGCTCCTGCAGCGCATCGCGCAGGGTCGTGATGTCGGTCATGGCTCGCCCTCCAGCCGCTCCAGCATTTCGTCGATCCGGTCAGAGGTATAGATGCATGCGAATTGGATGCCAGAGTTGCCCGCAGGCTTGTGCTCCGGCGCGATCTCGCGGCGCCACCGCTGCAGCGCGCAGATCAGCAGGTCGCGCTCGTACTCGACCAATTCCAGGGTCAGGACGATGTCGCTCACCGCACCACCTCCACCGGGCATTCTGGCATCGCGTGCCAATGCGTGATCTCGCCCTCGTGCACCGCAATCGACGCGTAGTCGTCCCAGTTGTTCATCAGCTCGTACCAACCGGCAGGCCAGTAGTACGTGTCGGTCTCTTCGTCGTATTCAGACGCGAGATCGTCGATGTCGTCGCTCTGCTCGCGGGCGTGCGTGGCGACGTACTCCGCGCGGATGCGCCGCATCTGTCCGGCGGAATTTCGGTAGCAGGCGATCACCGGAACTCCGCTGGGCGGCAGGCGATCGGCTGCGCTGATCCACCCGCTCATGATTCGAACGCCGGCCGATAGTCGCGCCAGTCGGCGAACGCCAGCCGGTGATCCGCGCCCACGCGCCACGTCGACGCCACCGCCGCATGTAAATTGCGCGACGCCTCGCCGTCGTACGCCGCCGGATCGATCCGCAGCACGTAGCGCCGCACCGACCCATCCGGCTCCGGCGTGCTGTTGAGCACATCGACAAAATAGATGTCGCCATCGCGCAGCAGCCTGCCGGTGCGCAGGCCCACGATCGGGTCATCGGCCGGTCGCTTGTCGACCACCCTCAACTTCGCGTCCTGCACGTACCGCTCGTAGCCGTAGAGCTCGATCAGGCTGCGACGGACCTCGGCGTTCTCCTCGTCGCGGATGCGCTTGACCGTGATCGTCGAGCGATCCTCGATTGCATCCGCCGGCATCAGCACGCCGTGGTAGTAGTGCAGCGCCCAGCCGTCGCGGTAGCGAATCGCCGGTCCTGATGCGTTGTGCAGCCGGCCGCTTGTGTCGCGGTGCAGTTGCTCCGGCCGATCAGAGATCGCCAGCACGTTCTCGTGCCACCAGACCCACCCGCATGACTGGACCAGGGCCTCGTCGATCTCGAACCGCTCCAGCACCGGATCGCGCCAGCCCAGCACATCGCGGATGAATGCGACGTAGGCCGCCCAGGATGCCCATAGCGCGCCGCCGCAGTCGTTGTTGACTGCCGACTCGACCTGCGACCTGACCTGCGACTCGACCTGCGACTCGACCTGCGACCAGACCTGCGACCTGACCTGCGACCAGACCTGCGACTCGACCTTACTCGCTGCCAATTCACGCAGCAGCGCCCAGGCGAGCGCCCCTCCGAGCGTCGCCCCGTAGGGCGACCCCATGCGCAGGATCACCATCGGGCGCTTCAGATTGCAGAGCTTGTACGCCCGCAGCGCCGCGTCGGTCGCGCGATCGAAATCGGCCGGCTCCGTCGACAGGCCGATGTCGATCCAGCGCTGCGCGAACTCGGGCATGCGTGCCGCCTGCTCGGCGGTCATGGTGTCGATGCGCATGTCAGTCGGCGACTTTCCGAACTTCGTTTTCCTCCGTGTGCTCGTACTGCCCCGGCAGGAGGTAGGTGCCGGGTTCGAGTACGGCGGCGCTGTGCTCCTCATGAACCAACTCGCAGCGCGTCAGCACCTGCAGGAACCGCTCCGCGCCGGCGCTCCAGAGCCGGACCTTCGGCTGTTCGGCAGTGACGCCGTAGACAGCGTGGCTGTGACCGGTCCGCTCACCGTACGCGAGCACGACCCGATCGCCGTCCGGCGGAGCCTCGATGCAACCCGCAGGGAGCTTCTCGATCCGGATCAAGCAGACATCCCCCTGTCGAACCGATTTCAATTGACGTGCTTCCATTTGACTCTCCGTTTAATGTCCGAAACATGGCTGAAAGAAATGCCGTACTACTTGATTTCGACGCGCTCGCCCTGCGTCAGCCGACAGCCGGGCACATCGAAGCCTTCTTTCAGCGCCTGCATCACCAGTTTCCTGTCGATTTCGGGCGGTGGCGGTGGCGGGTCCTTCATGTAGTCAGCCGGCACCAAGCCAGGCTCGAACACGTCGACGGCCGGCGGATTCTTGCGAACGCTGATCGCGAAGTGCGGCGACTCGATCTTGCTGATGCCGGCCAGCCGCATGCCGTCCAGCAGGTAGCGGCGCAGCCGAGTCGCGCGATTCTCGATCGCGGTGCGTCGCGCCCGCATCTGTTGCTCGGCTTCCTTGATCGCCGCCGCCGACGCTTCGAGGTTGCGACAGACGGCCGCCACGCTGGTCGCCTTGACCTCTAGTGCGCCGGACTCGCCTTCCAGCGTGTCGGCAATGGTCTGGTCGTCCAGGTCCAAGTCGCTCAGACGATCGGCCATCTGCCGATACGCCGCCGCGATGTCAAACAGATTCATGATCCCTCCACTTCACGCCGCGCTCGGCGCCGAACGCGGACATCAGCTCTTGCAGGTCGACCATCTCGGAGACGGTCATCTTGCTGGTGCGAGCGCCAAGCACGACGAAACCACCATCAATCCCGGGCACGACCTTCTGCCGCTTGAGCGCAGCCGAGAACACGTCCTTCCATTCCTCGGGGCGCAGCCGCACGCCATGCCAGATCACCTGGCGCGAAACGTCGTTGAGCATTGCCCACATCCGCCGGTTCTGGATGTCCGATCGTGTCGGCTCGCGCAAGCCTCCAGATCGCTGCGATGATTCGCACTCGTCCATGTCGACGCTTTGCATAGACCACCTTACTTCCTGCCCGTACTAGATCACCACGCTTCACCATTCCTGAAATCTGCGCAGACACTGCGCCAGGACGGGCGCGTAAGTGCTCGGTGATGTCTTGAGTCGTTCCGCACCCGCCGAGCACCTGCAGCGCCTTCCTGACGCGATTGGGGCGCATCAGAAAGGTATGTCTTCCTCGATTTCAGCCAAGCTGCCGCTGGCTGTCGCGACATTGGACTTCGAACCACGCGACTTCCATTCCGTCGACTGCTGGATGATCTCCTGCAGCTTCTGATGGAAGCGCTCGAACAGCTTCATGTCAGGCTCAGTGAGATCGAACAGTTCGTTCGGGTGCATGCCCGTCGGCTTGTGATTTTTCATCGCCGCTGGCACCGGGCTGATGCTGGCGATATTGCTGTACGTTTTGCCGTCGCGGCTGTTGTGGGTGACATTCAGCATGCAGTACGCGCCCAACAGATTGCCGATGTCGAAGCCCTTCAGCTCCTGATCCGTGAACGCGCGACCGCGCCATGCCTCCAGGTCTGCACGCAGCTTGGCGTTGCGACCCAGGCTGACGGTGTACCGCTTGCTGATCGTGAGCGGCATCGTCGTCTCGGGGTCCATCAGCGGCTGGCCGGCTTCGTCTTCGCCGAACAATTCCCAACCGATCACACATTTGCGCTGGAGCTTCTTGTCCCCTTCCCATTCGACTTCCTGGGTGCCGATGTCCACCACCCGATAGCACCGGGCCATGTGAACGCCTTGCGGCACGGGGCGGAAGGTGCCGCCGGTGTCTGATGCGATGATTGCCATTGCTCTCTCCTGAACGCGCCTGTCATCGGTCGACGCACACCGAAATTCGTATTCCTCACGCTGGCCGACTTGAGCCCACCATGCGCCATCCATTCCGCTCACAGCGACACCAGCAGCAACGTAATGACAGCGCCCGCGCAGGCGGCGTAGGCGTGCGACCACCACCAAGCTGACTCGGGATTGCGCCGGGCTTCCGCGAGCCTGCGCATCTGACGCGGCGTGCCGGCCCAGGACTGCCAATCGCCTGTGTACCCGCTGTTGAGCGAGCGCAGCACGCGCCTGGGCGGGCAGTCGGCATAGCGGCCGATGATGATCGGGTCACGCATGACGCGACTCCTCCTCGATTGTCTCGCGCACGTACTCACCGAGCACGCGCTCGTCGTCGGTCTGCGTCGCGTCGGGGCGACGCAGCGCCGCGCGGATCAGCGCGCCGAATAGCCGCAGCGTCGCCAGCTCGACGCTGGCGGTCAGCGGGCTGGCGTGTAGCGCGAGCTCGCCGAGCTCGCTGTCTGACATCCGCGCGATCCTGGTCTGGACCGCGACAACGGCCGCCTCCTCTGCGGCGTCGTCCTCGACAGCCCACGGCGAGCCGTCCAGCAGCTCGTCGCCCGTCCGGTAGTCCGATCTGCAGGGGGGGTTGCGCACCTTCATCTCCTTCGCCCCTCCGCGGATGCGGGTTTCGAGGGGCGATGGAGATATATTATTCGGGCTAATTCTCTATGTCAATAGCCCGGCTGTTGCATTCATATTGTAGCCGCGCTAATATAACTGCCGCCATGAGCACCATCCTCGAGATCCGGAAGCGCCTGGGCGTCACACAGAAAGCGTTCGCTGAAGGCATCGGCGTGACGCAAGGCAACGTGTCGTTCTACGAACGCAGCCAACAGACGGTCCCTCCGAAGGTGGCCGCGAAGTTGATCGCGTATGCGGCCGCGCTCGGGCATGTGGTCACTTTCGACGAGATCTACGCCGGCGAATTGGCGACCCCCTCCCCCGCCGAACCCGCGAAGGTGGAAAGGTAATGCAGCCAGTGGCAAACGGCGCGCCCGTGCGCGAACCGACATCGAACCTCAGGAGGTCAACCTCCCGAGGTTGACGCGCGAGGCGGCGGCCACCGAAGCTGGTTATGTGAATGGACAAGACTAGGGCGATCGAGTTGCTGGGCGGCACCGTCACGGAAGCGGCGGCGGCGATCGGCATCACCCCGTCTGCGGTGACGCAGTGGCCAGAGGTATTGCCGCCCCGGCTGGTGGATCGCGTACATGCGGCGATCGCGCGCAGGACGCTGCCGGCTGAGGCGCTTGGGCTTACTCCGCCCCCCGAACCCGCGAAGGTGGAAAGGTAATGCAGCCAGTGGCAAACGGCGCGCCCGTGCGCGGACCGGTCAGAAGTGCACTCGACGCCCTGCAAATAGGGGCGGCGGCCACCTTCGCGCGTCCGAACCACATCCCTCGTCATCGATTCCAAGCGCGCGTATCCGCGACGATCCAGCACGTGCAGCGCGAGACGGGCCGCGTGCTGCGGCTGCGCTCGTATGACGCAGGCGTCGTGGTGGAGCGCAAGGCATGAACGAGCTCGTGGGCCAGCGCGGCGTGCTGCGCGTTCCGCAGGTACCGGAGATCGACGGCCAGGCCGGGTGCGTGCGCTATGTGCTGCCGACCGGGAAGCTGGAATTCATCCTCGACCGCGTGCCCGACATGCACATGACCGGCCGGGTCTACGTTGTCGAGCGGGAGGACGTGGAGTGGCTGTGACAGATCTGTCGCCTGTGCAGCGGTTTCTCGTCAACGCTCGGCAGATTGCGCTCGCACGTCCGGCCAACGCCGACTACCGGCTGTACGAGCGGTTCAAGGCCGATCTTCAGCGCATCGTCACTGACAGCGGCGAGTACCAGCGGGCCTGCGCGGAGCTCGCGCGGATGTGCGGGGTGTAGGCGATGCGCACGCTGCTCAAGCGTCTGCTCATGGCCGGGTACTGCCGCGGGTGGCTGCCGGCACGCCTGGTCACCTGGGCGTTCCGGGCATTCAGACTGCGGGCGTGGTGATGGAATGGTTCAGGTGGTATCACGGCAGCGTCAACGACCCGAAGTTCAGGGTCATCGCCAAGAAGGCGGGTGCTACCGTGGCTGAAGCGCTCGCGTTCTGGGCCAGCGTGCTCGAGCAGGCCAGCGCCGCACCTGATCGCGGAAATCCTGGGAAGCTCGACTATGAATCGCTGGAATGCGCGCTGGAGCTGGAAGAAGGATGCGCTGCACGCCTTCACGACCAACTGAAGGCGCGAGGACTCATCGAAGCTGACACGGGCCGCATCGCGGCATGGGACCGTCGGCAGCCGAAACGGGAGCGCGACGACAACAGCGCCCAGCGCGTAAAAGAGCATCGGGAGCGTCAGAAAGGTGTCAGTAACGCCACTGTAACGCCATGTAACGCCATTGAAACCCAGGAAACGCCTAGAGGAGATAAGAGAAGAGAAGAGAAAGAAGAAAAGACATTGTCCGGCAAGCCGGACGATGCCGTCACGGTCCTTGAGCACCTGAACGCCAAGGCCGGGAAACGCTATCGACCCGTGGAAGCGAACCTTCGTCTCATCCGCGCCAGGCTTCGGGAAAGCGCATGCTCCGACGTCCTCGCGGTGATCGACACAAAGGCGGCCGAATGGGCAGGCACCGAGTACGAAAAGTACCTGCGGCCTGAGACGCTTTTCCGTGCTGGCAAATTCGAGAGCTACGTTGGGCAACTCGGTCGATCGCATGTCCCGAGTCCCGCCCCGTGGTTCGTGAAGGCGGGGTTCGGTTCCGCAGCAGCGGCCCGAGCGGCTGGGCACGAGGAGGACGTGGCATGAATGCCGGCGAGCTCTCCTCGGCGCTGGCTCGGCGAGCGGTTGACGTCGCGCAGCACCTGTTGCCGCATGGCAAGCGCGTCGGCGCCGAATGGAAGGCCGGCAACACGTCGGGCGAGGCCGGCGAATCGCTCTCGGTGCGGCTCACGGGCACCAAGGCCGGAGTCTGGCGCGACTTCGCGGTCGACGATGGCGGCGATCTGCTGGACCTGTGGGCGGCCTGCTTCGGCCAGACGCTGGCGCAGGCGATCGCGGATGCGCACCGGTGGCTCGGCGTGCCGCAGGAACCGCCGATGGCCGGCCCGACGCGGCTCTACCGGCGGCCGGAGCGACCGCACGCGAAACGCCCGCTGGCTGCCGCCCTCGACTGGCTCCACGCCCGCGGCCTGACCGACGCGACGCTGGCGGCTTTCAAGGTCGCCGCCGAAGGCGACGTGGTGGTGCTGCCGTACCTGCGCGACGGCGAGCTGGTCAACATCAAGCGCCGCTCGATCACCGAGAAGAAGATGTGGCAGGAGCGCGACTCCGAGCCGTGTCTGTTCGGCTGGCATTTGGTACCGGCGATGGCTCGTAGCATCGCGATCACCGAAGGCGAGTTCGACGCGATGGCGCTGCACCAGGTCGGCATCCCGGCGCTGTCGGTCAATCAGGGCGCCGGCAACCACCAGTGGATCGAGTCCGACTGGCTGCGCCTTGAGCAGTTCTCCGAGATCCACCTGTGCTTCGATGCCGACGAAGCGGGCCGCAAGGGCGTGCGCGAGGTCGCGAATCGGCTGGGGCTGGAGCGCTGCCGCATCGTCACATTCGGGGATCACAAGGACGCCAACGACGCGCTTCTGGCCGGATATCAGGACTGGCAGTGCGCGTTGCGCGAGGCGCGGACGCTGGATCCGGACGAGCTGGTGGGCGTGGAGCCGTTCATCGACGACGTGGTGGGCGAGTTCTATCCGGCCGGCGACGCGCCGCTGTACCCGATGCTGCGAATCGGAATGGATCAGGACTGGTTCCGGTTCAGGCCGCAGGAGGTCACGGTCTGGACCGGCCACAACGGGCACGGCAAGTCGATGCTGTTGGGGCTGGTGCAGCTCGGCCTGATCGAGCAAGGCGAGCGGTTCTGCGTGTTCTCCGGCGAGATGCCGCCCCGCAAGCTCCTGACCCGCATGTGCCGCCAAGCAACCGGCATGCAGGAGCCGAGCATCCCGTACTTGCGGCATTGCCTGCGCTGGCTCGCGCAGTCAATGTGGCTGTTCAACGTCCAGGGCGCGGCCAACAGCGAGCGGATGTTGGAGGTGTTCGCCTACGCCGCCCGGCGCTACGGTGTGACGCACTTCATCATCGACAGCCTGATGATGCTCGAGGATGTGCCGGAGGACGGCAAGGGGTCGCTGGAGAAGCAGCGTCAGTTCATGGTCCGGCTGACAGCGTTTGCCAAGCGCCATGGCGCACACGTGCATCTGGTGGCTCATCCGCGCAAGGCGGACGACGAGCGCCGCGCTCCCGGCAAGCAGGATGTCGCGGGCAGCGGAAAGATCACCAACATGGCCGACAACCATTTCTCGGTGTGGGCGGCGCTGAAGGACGAGGAAGCCCCGCCGGATGACAGCATCGACGCGAAGCTGGAACTGAACAAGCAGCGCAACGGCGATACCCAGCACCGGACGCTCTACCTGTGGTTCGACAAACGCAGCCAGCAGCACACGATATCCAGCCGCCGGCAGCCGCGGCGTTTCGGGGACTGGGAGGCGCGCGCATGATCCTCATCCCCATCCGCACCCGCGGCAGCAACGCGCGCGAGCACTCGGAACGTGAACTATTGAGGATGCGTGGGCTCAAGCGCACGAATCCGTGGACGGAGGTGGAATTGGCGACGTTGCGTGCAGCGTATGCCGTTGACCGCCCGGCAACGGAGATTGATCTATTGGGGCTAGAACAGCGTTTGGGTCGTCTCAAGTCGAATATTTGCCGGAAGGCGCGCGAACTTGGGCTGACAAATCAGCAACGCCCGAAGATTGACCCAAAGAACAAGAAGATCAGGGGCCCGAGGTTCGCGACGGCGAAAGAGCGCTCCGCCCATGTTTCGGCCACTAGAAAAGCATGGATCGCAGCTAACGGTCATCCGCGCGGATCGCTGGGGATGCGGCACACCGAGGAAACGAAGGTAATGCTCGCCAAGAAATCACGCGATCGGTGGGCGGCTCTGACTCAGGAACAACGCGACGCGCATGTGTTCAAACAGGTCAAGGCCAAGCGCGAAAAAGGAACGCCTTTCCCGAACCCGCGCGGCACGTGGAAAGCGGGTTGGCGTGAAATCGGCAGCCAGCGCCATTTCTTCCGATCGCGGTGGGAGGCTAACTACGGACGGTATCTTGAATGGCTTCGGTGCATCGGAGAGATTCAGGCATGGGACCACGAAGCGCGCGTGTTCTGGTTTGAGGGTATTCGCCGTGGCGTTGTCAGCTATCTGCCGGATTTCAAGGTCACTGAACGCAATGGCGCCATCCAATGGCACGAGGTCAAAGGCTGGATGGACGGTCGAAGCAAGACAGCTCTGGCGCGCATGGCGAAGTACCACCCGCAAGAAACTCTGATTCTCATCAGAGAGCCGCAATACAGGGAAATCCAACGGAAGGTGGGAGGGTTGATCGATGGATGGGAATAACGAATTCGGGCCGGCGGTCAGCGGCGCGCAGTTCGTCCTGGGCGTTGAATCAAGGGAGCCAGCATGAGCCTGTACCGCATCGAGCTGTTCCGCGGCGTCAATCGCCAGTGGTTCTGGCGCATCGGAGTGAAACATGGCTAGGCCGCGCACCCTTCCGTACGAGATCGGGTCGCCGAACTGGGTAGCTCGCAAGCGCGCGTACTACTCGTGGTTCAAGGCGCGGCAGCGGTGCAACAACCCGAGACAGAGGGGATACGAGAGATATGGAGGCCGAGGGATCAGCGTTTGCGAACGATGGAACTCATTCGAAACATTCCTGGCCGATATGGGCTTGCCGCCCCCGGGGACCTCAATCGATCGGATCGACAACGACGGGAACTACGAGCCGGCAAATTGTCGTTGGGCGACACCGAGACAGCAGATGCGCAATCGAAATTGCAATCGGCGCATCGAAGCGTTCGGAGAAGTAATGACTGTGTCGGCCGCTGCCGAGCGGTTTGGTATCGGGGCAACGACCATTTCCCATCGACTCGACAAGGGCTATGAGCCGGAGCGCGCGGTGACGGAGCCCCTTCACGCAACGCGCACCGGTAGACCAAGGGGGGTTCCGCGAAATGCGACCTACATACCGCATTGAATTGTTCAAAGGAAAGAACGGTCAGTATTACTGGAGGATTTCCCACCGGAACCGCAACATCCTGGCCACGTCCGAGGGCTACACCCGCCGGGCTTCCGCGGCCCGCGCTGCCGAGCGCCTGGCGGCCGCGCTGCGGTTCGTACAGGTCACCGAGGTGCAGTCATGACCTGGCCACTGCTGATCGCGCTGTGGATCGTCCTGATGCTGCTGACCCTGGCGTTCTTCCGCGGCACCCGGA